AGCACAGGAGAGCGAGATGGGTCCGTACAATTTCCCTGACCTTCGGCCACTGTTCTATCTCGCTTTGATCGGTATTGCTGCTCTCGCGCTGATGATAGTCGGTGGTATTGGGTTCGCAATCTGGTTTGTGGTCAATCACGTCCAAATCGTCGGCCTTTAACCCACCAACTTGAAGCAGACCTATGGCGGCACTCAAGAACGCAAAGCATATGCGCCTTCAATTCGTAGGCGGCTCATCTTCGGCCACTTCTTTCGAGATTGCTGCGAACGGGGTCGTGAGTTCGCAATCCCACGCCTTGCTACGTCGGCGATCAATCTCCGCAGCTTCACGGGTGTCAAAGGGGCCGCAAACCACCCATCGGCCAGCCGGTGTTGGTGAGGTTTGGCGGAACTTATAAAAGAATTTGACGTCAGCCATGTCCGCCATCTCAAACCAATGTCATGAGAGCTTCGCCCAGGCTCTCGCCAAGGGCAAGACGGCAACGCTGGGGTGCCCAAGCATTATCAGGGCTTAATCTGCAATCTTAAGCGCTTCCGGGACAAAAGTTCCGTGCTGTTCCTTGCTGCCGTCAAACCACGCAACCCAAACGGTTTCTTTTCCCCAGTTCTCGCCCACCTGGGTCACGGTCATTTTCGGCCCGCCGGATTTCAGTTCAACAACATCGCCGGGCTTAAAGGTATCGGCCATAGTGATTCCCCCACCATTTAACAATCAAAGGAAATCATAGATGCCGCGCGGCGGGAAGAGGCCCGGTGCAGGACGTAAACCGGGCGCCGTATCAAAGCAGAAGCGTGAACTGGCGGCGCTGGCCAAGGAACACGCCAGCGATGCGCTCCAGGTGCTCATCACCATCGCCAAAAAGGGTGAGAGTGAAGCGGCTCGGGTTTCGGCGGCCAATTCCATTCTTGATCGCGGCTATGGCAAGGCCCCACAAGCCATGAAGCACTCCGGCTCCATCGGCACCTATGACCTTACCAAGCTGAGTGAAGATGAACTCGACCGCCTCGAATCCATCCTCGGTCCGCTTGCCCTCGCTGGCGGAGATCAGGGCGGAGAGGGAGAGGCGTAGGGCTGAAAAGCAACGACGTGATGTAGAGCAGAACGCCGAGCGCATTCGAGAGGAGTGCCGGACACTGGCCGGGTTTGTCCGCCATGCCTGGCCGATCCTTGAGCCCAAGGCCCATCTGGTCTGGGGCTGGCCGCTCCAAGCGATGGCTGATCATCTCGAGGCGGTAAGCCGGGGTGAGATCACGCGGCTCCTGACCAATTGCCCGCCGGGTCTGATGAAGTCGCTGCTCCATTCCGTGCTCTGGCCGGCATGGGAGTGGGGACCTGCCGAGTTGACCCATATGCGCTATCTGGCGTCGTCCTATTCCCAGGACAACGTGATGCGCGACAACACGAAGATGCGCAGGCTGGTGGAAAGCGAGTGGTATCGCTCGCTCTGGCCGGAAGTGCAGCTCAGGTCCGATCAGAACGCCAAGGGCAAGTTCGAGAACACGAAGTCGGGTGGTCGGGAAGGGCGGCCGTTTGCATCCATGACCGGCGGCCGTGGGGATCGGGTGATCATCGACGATCCGCACTCGACCGAAACGGCGGAGAGCGATGTCGAGCGTGCCAATGCGGTGCGCGTGTTTCGCGAATCCATCTCGGACCGCCTCAACGATCTGGAGCGGTCGGCCATCGTTGTCATCATGCAGCGACTGCACGAGAACGACGTCGCCGGGATCATCCTCAAGCTCGGGCTGCCTTATGTGCATCTCAACTTGCCGATGGAGTACGATCCGAAGCCGTATAAGACCAGTGGTCGGATGATCGATCCGCAAGAGCCGACACGAATAGGCTTTGTCGATCCGCGAACCACGGACGGCGAGCTTCTATTGCCGGAGCGTTTCAGCCGGGAGGCCGTGGAAGCGCTCAAGGTGGTCAAGGGCTCCTACGGCTATGCAGGCCAATATCAGCAGCGCCCTACGGCGCGCGAAGGCGGGTTGTTCAAGCGGCAATGGTTCGAGGGCAAGATCATCCGGCAAGCGCCTCCGGGGACGCGCTGGGTACGCCATTGGGACCTTGCAGCCACGAAGAAGGTAACGGCTGCCAGAACGGCCGGCGTGAAGCTCGGGAAGGCTCCTGATGGCTCCTATGTCGTCGGGCACGTTGTCACGACCCAGGACGAAGGCAATGCGGTTCGCCGGCTCATCAAGGCCACGGCCGAAGCTGATGGCGCCAATGTGACCATCAGCCTGCCGCAGGACCCAGGACAGGCCGGCAAGGTGCAAAAGGCCGATATGGTGGCGATGCTGGCCGGCTGGGTTGTTCGTGCGGACCCGGAGACGGGCGACAAGGTGACCAGGGCCGAGCCGTTTTCGGTCCAGTGCGAGGCCGGAAATGTCTATCTCGTTCAGGGCGGATGGAATGAGGCGTATCTGGACGAGCTGTGCCTATTCCCGGGCGGCGCATTCAAGGATCAGGTTGATGCCAGTTCCGGTGCCTTCGGTCGGCTGGTCGGCAATCGGCAAGCTGAAACGACCACAACGACGGTACGCGGGCTCTACTGACTACCGCAGCGCTTCACAAGCAATGCCGTCGTTGTCAGCATCGAGCCTGTGCGGATCGCCTGGTCCGCTGCGCTCGTAGAATTCTTGGGCTTCTCGCCATGTGCGGAAGTCCGAGCAGTCCATATCACGCTGGGCCAGAGCGGAGCCGGTGCACAGCAAGGCAAACATGGCCGTAGCCAATAGCAATTTCATGATGATGTCCCCCCAAAGACAATGGGAGGATGACATAGCGGGCCGGGGAGTCAATCCGCTGCGGCCGCCCAAAAAAAGCCCCACCGATTGGCGGGGCTGAATTTTACATTACCGGTGCCGGTGCCATCGGATCTCCGGCTGGGGCGGCCATCGGGTCCACGCTGGGAGGTGGCGGGGGCGGTGCCGCGAAGTCTGCTTGCGGATTGTCGGTACCGGTATTGCTGCAAGCAGCGATCGAAACGGTCATCACAAGCATGACCGGAAGCATCAGATATTTCTTCATAGCTGTCCCACTTTGTTTCCAGTTGCGATCCATGCGGATCACGGAGCTGTTACCAGTGAAGTTGGGCAGGGACCCGGCCTCGAAGAGGCGATTTTATGCTGAATTGGGGCCGTCTCGACCATGACCGACGCCGTTGATACCAAGCACCCTCTCTGGACCGCGATGGCGGATAAGTGGGAGCTTATGCGCGACACGACGGCCGGGGAAACGGTGGTCAAGGAGGCAGGAACCAAGTATTTGCCCCAGCCTTCCGGCTTCTCCGCACAGAAGGACGGCGGCCGGGCGCTGTATGAGGCGTATCAGAAGCGGGCTCAGTTCCCCGAGATCGCCGAGCCCACGATCCGGGGCATGGTGGGCGTGATCCATCGCACCGAGGCTCAGATCGAAATGCCCAAGGCGATGGAGCCGTTGTGGGAGAAGGCGACCAAGGATGGCCTGCCGCTCGAGGCTCTGCATCGTCGGATCACCGCCGAGTTGCTGACCCAGGGCCGCTACTCGCTTCTGGCAGATGCCGCGACCGAGGGCAGCGATCTGCCTTGGCTCGCAGGGTACACCGCCGAGGCGCTGATCAATTGGGCCGATGACCGCTCTCTGTTCGTCCTCGATGAAAGCGGCTTGAAACGCGAGGGCTTCCGGTGGGAACAGGAGCAGCGTTTCCGCGTGCTGGAGATGCGGGAAGGGCACTACACGGTCCAGACCTACACCGGGACGGAAAGAGCCGCTGGCGAGGCTCTGACGCCCTCGGGGCGCGGCAATGCCAAGCTGTCCGAGATTCCATTCGTGGTGATCGGCGCACAAGATCTGTCTCTGGCTCCCGAAGTTCCGCCGCTGACCGGCGTGGCGCGGTCATCGATCGCGCTTTATCAGCTCTCGGCGGATTATCGCTGGCAGTTGTTCATGACGGGCCAGGAAACGCTTGTTGTCATCAACGGCGACGCGCCCGAGGCCGTCGGGGCAGGGGCCGTTATTGCGATCAAGCAGGGCAGCGGTGACGAGGCAGCCCGGCCCGATGTGAAGTATGTCGGTCCCGCCGGAACAGGTATTGAGGCCCATCGCGTCGCCATGCAGGACGAGAGGCAGAACGCGGCCCAGGCGGGCGCGAGGCTTTTCAACAGCGCCGAGAGCCGGACGGCGGAGAGCGGTGATGCTTTGCGCATCCGGTTCGCGGCCGAGACTGCCACGCTGACCAGCATTGCCCAATCCAGTGCCCAGGGGCTGGAGAAGGCGCTGCGGCACATCGCGGTGATGATCGGGCAGGACCCGGAAAAGGTCACGGTCAAGCCGAACCTATCGTTTGTCGATGCCACTCTCAGCCCGGCCGAAGCCGAGGCGCTGGTGCGGGTGTGGCAGTCAGGCGCAATCTCGTACCAGACGCTCTATGAGAATTTGCAACGGGGCGAGATTGCATCGGCCGAGCGGGATCACGAGGGTGAACTTGGGCAGATCGACAAAGAGGACGTTGACCGAGGCCTGGCCACGGATGAGGCAGGGCTGCTCCCAGACGCTTAACCGAATTTCGTCTTCAGGACGTTGGTTAAGGACTGGAGCATTTCCGGATTGCTCCAGAGTAGCCATGCACAAAGAACGATAGCCGCAAGCAGGGCGAGGCCGAATAGCTTTCGGAACACCGAGAACACCAACCAAAGGACAAGAGCCGCCACGGCGATGGCAATCAGGGGATAGGTATCGCTTGGAATCGTCGGTCTCCGGAATCAAAGATTAATCCCACATATTCCGCCGCCTCAGGGCGGCTTTTTCATGTCTGCGAGCCGCGCAATCGCAGCCAATTGACTACGCGGGCGTTTACCGTTGTCCCAACCAAGGAGAAGGACAATGGTCAAAGCGGAAGATATCAAGGAACACGCCGAAGTCATCGGTGCTGATGGGGTTCACGTCGGCAAGGTCGATCGGGTTGAAGGCGACCGGATCAAGTTGACCAAGGAAGACAGCGGAGAGGGCTCCCACAAGGGGCATCACCACTACATTTCGATGGGGCTCGTCGCCGGCATTGAAGGTGACAAGGTGCGCCTTTCGGCGGATGCAGATGTTGCGGTGACTTTCGAGGAGGAAGAAGGCGGCGGCGTTGCCTAGACCAGTATCCAGCGCGTTTGCGTAGCCCGGCCACAGTGCCGGGCTTTTTCATGCCCGAGATTCGGGCTTCCAACACAGGAGACGGCCGATGGCCCTCAAGACCATTCTCGATACTCTGGACGACGTTCCGGAGGCGCTTCACGCGGAATATAAGGAGGTCGACGGCAAGTTCGTCCTCGATCTGGAGGGCATCGACGCCCATCCGACAGTCGTGAACCTCAAGACGGCCCATGAGCGTCAGAAGCAGACCAACCGCACGCTCACGACGGACTTGCAGGCCGCAAAGACCCGCCTCGAAGGTCTGCCCGATGATTTTGATGCCGACGCCTACGAGGCTCTGGTCCAGCAGGCCGAAGGCAAGACACCGCCCAAGACCGACGAGCAGGTCGCCCAGGTCCGCCAGCAGCTTGAACGCAAACATCAAGCCGAGCTCGCCAAGAAGGACGAGCGGATCGGCACCCTCGAAAGTGCAGTGACCAAGGCCACGATCGACGATGGCCTCTCCAAGGCCCTCGATGAGGCCGGGGTTGATCCCGCCTTCAAGCCCGGGGCTATGGCACTGCTGAAGTCCAAGGGCGCTGTGAAGCTGGTCGAGGAGGACGGCGAGTTCAAAGCCCAGGTCGAAACCGATATGGGCCCGATGCCGCTCTCCAATTACGTCAAGGATTGGGCCGGCGGCGACGAAGGCAAGATCTACGTCAAGAAGCCCACCGGCGGCGATGCCACCGGCGGCAACGGACAGAAGTTTACCGACAACCCCTTCGATCCGAAGAACCCGAACCTCACCAAGCAGCAGGAACTCATTGCTGCCAATGACGCCAAGGCCCGCCAGATGGCGCAGGCCGCCGGCGTGAAACCCTACTGGTAGGCTAAGGCCTGCCGTCATCTCCGGCGTCGATGACGCCACGCCAAAGCAGCCGGGCCCGACGGGATGGCTGACCAACTCTCCAATCATCCCTTCATCAAAGGATATCTCTCATGGCTACCACTCGCCTGAGCGACGTCATCTATGGCCCGCTCTTTCTTCCCACCACGATCCAGCGCATTGCCCAGCTTTCCCGCATCCGCAATTCGCCGATCGTTTCCACCGACGCGGAGCTGCAGCGCTTCGCTAATGGTCCCGGCGATCTCGTCCAGATGCCGTTCTGGAACGATCTGACGGGCAACTCGAATGTCTCGACCGACGACCCGGCCCAGAACGCCACGCCCAACAAGCTGACCCAGGGTCAGGACATGGCGCGCAAGATTCGGCGCAACAATGGCTGGCAGTCCGCCAACCTCGTTGCCTCGATGCTCGCGGAAGACCCGCTCGATGCCGTTGCCCAGCTCATCGCTGAGTATTGGGTGCGCGAAGAACAGCGGATCATGGGCGAGCAGATGCGTGGCGTGTTCGAATCCGCCGGCATGGCGGGCAACGTGCTCGACGTCGCATCCGAAGACGGCGCGGTGACGCCCGTTTATTTCGACGCCGAAGTCGCCGCCAACGCCTACGCGCTGCTCGGCGAATATGGTCAGTCGCTCTCGGCGGTGCTGATGCACTCCCGCGTGTTCTGGAACTTGCATGCGGCCCGCGCCATCGAATATGGCAAAGACCCCGTGACCGGGCTCGACTTCACGCGCTGGGACGGCAAGGACGTGTTCGTGTCCGACCAGTGTCCCCGCGAGGCGGGCGACACCTCCGGCTACAAGTACACCTCGTACCTGTTCGGCAACGGCGCCCTTGGTTATGCCGAGGCGACCGGTGAAGGCGGGCCCAAGAAGCCCGTCGAGATCGACAGCGTAGCCTCGGCCGGTAACGGTGAGGGCATCGAGACGGTCTGGTATCGCCGGCATTGGGTCATGCATCCGCGTGGCGTTGCCTTCACCGGCACGCCGGCTTCGGCTTCTGGTGTCACCGACACCGAACTGGCCGACGGCGACAACTGGACCCGCGTGTACGATCCCAAGCTGATCCGCATGGTGGCCGTGACGACCAACGGCTAAGGGCAGGGGCCACGGCCCCACCCGCTCTTTCCTTCCCCCATTCGCGAGGACATTCCGATGTCGAACAAGAACGATCCGGCAATGGCTGAGGCCGTTGCCCGGGCGGCGGAGTCGCGCGCCCAAATCCTCCGCTCCAAGGCGGCCACCAACCCGGCCTATGCCAAGATGGCCGATAAAGCCGAACGTGAAGCCCAGAACGCGTCCCGTCGTCTTGCTGGTCTGCCTGAAGTCCATCCCGACCCCGAGGGCACCACCCAACATCTCGCCGATAGCGAGGGCAACTTTGCCGCCAATGCCGATGTCGCCGCAGTTGGTGGTATCGGCATCAAGGCCAGCAACACCGATGTCTCGACTGGCGAGCCGGCGCAGACCATCGATCAGGCCGGCGTGGCCGTGACCGAAGGCGCTCAGAAGATCGTCGGCGATCAGCCGGTCGGTACGGCTGCGACAAGCCGGATCGCTGAGACCGATGAGACGCGTGCCGCCGTGTCCATCCCGGCCGACTGGCAGGGCATGACATGGCAGGAGCGGCGCTCGCTGGCCTCCAAGCTCACCGACGATCCCGTCTCCAATGGTGAGCAGGCCAATGCCGCGATCGAGGCTGAACTGAAGCGTCGGGCCGCGAAATGAGCCGGATCAAAGGCGCGGTGACGCCACGCAAGGTCAATGAGGCCATCGCCAAGGTTTCGGATGCCGAAGGGCAGACCGTGGCTGCCGGCACCGATGGCCTCGCCGCTGGAACGGTTCAGGACGCGCTTCAATCGCTCGCCACCCGTATCCAGGCTCTCGAAGACGCCGCTGAATAAGCGGCGACCGATATAGCCGGAGACGCGCGCGCCTCCGGCCCCCTCAATCATTGGAGGTCGCCATGATCGGCATGAACCTTATGCACGCCCGTTCGGGCTTTTCTGGCATCGTTGATGCCGTGTCCGTCGACCCCCAAGGCAAGGCGATATGTCGGATCAAGGATCATTGGTTCTTCGTCAGTGACTGTCGATCCGCTCGTGGCTGAGATCGTGTCCTTAGCTGATCGCGCGAAGGACGAGGGACCGCGTGAGCCTCATTGGTCGGGGGAGTGTCTTTGTGGTGCCTGCGGCCATGAATGGCAGGGGGTTGCGCCCGTAGGGAACGAAGATCATCTCGAATGCCCCAACTGTCACCGTCATTGGGGCGCCGCCAAACACGCGGTTGTGCCGCCGGTTGCTTTTTGGCGCTGCAACTGTAGCGAAACTCTCTTCTGGCTGACCCCAGACGGGTCGATGTGCCGTCGATGCGGCGCAATCTCAAGCGATTGGGCGGATTGATCGATGGCTGGTTCTTCGTTGAAGAATGTGGCGCGGACTAATCACAGCCAAGCGGACCATCATTGTGCATCGTCTTCCGAGCCGTTAGTCGGCGAGCAGCCCTCGCCAAGGCCAACGTGAGTGTCGTTCGCAAGATACAGGGTCGCTTGGTCGCAAAGGAAGTGCGTTGCGCCGTCTGGGTCTGCCTCCTTCATGGCAGTCAACTGCTCTGAGCTGATTGGTTCATTCAGCACAAGCTCAATCAATATCGGCTCG